GAAGCCGCTCTGCAGCAAAACCTGTAAGTATCCCTTCGGCCGCTTTTGCTCTTGAATAATTAATAATGGTTGTAGTTAATTTATCATAACTACTTTTTGCTTTACCTAATGCTATGTCTTCATCTGAATACTTACTAAGTAACCCAGGGTACTCTTCTTTCAAAGCTTTTGCAGCTTCCAACCTAGTGCCCATCGATTTAGTTACATCAGTAGAAATATTATATAATGCCTTTAATTTAACTATTTCTGTTGAATAGGTACTAGCAAGAGATTTGCTATAATCTTCAGCAATTTTAGATGACTTACCAAAGCTAATCATTCCATTATCCCATGCAGTAAATAAAGCAATAATTGCCGAGCTAACTAAATATAAAGCTCCTGTCATACCAGCAAAGCCTCCTATAAGAGCAGGTAAGTTATTTTGAATACCTCTAAATCCATATGGTAAATCCTGAATAACCAATGCAAGGTTAGTCCATTGAATATTAGACTTTTTAACCGAATTTCCTGCTGCTGCGGCTGCTGTTCCTGCTTTAGTTTGTGCAGTAGCTAATTGATTAAGACTAGCAGATAAACCATCCACACTCGCCTTGGTAAACTTTAAATCTAAACTATTATCCTTTAAATATTGACTAAGTTTCTTTGCCGATGCAGGAACATTCCCTAGATCAAAGTCAAAGACTATCTTAACCATTTGATTATCTGCCATTATCTTATCGGTTTAGCGATTTTATATTTTTCTAAAACTTGTTCTAGTTCTTCTTGTGTCATTACTCTTTGCTTTACAAAGTTACGAGTATCGCAGTCTAATTCAATAAGCTCTTGTGGCTTAACTTTCTTGCCTTTAGGTAGCTGAATATTAATTAGTAAAGTTGTCTGCCATCTAGTTCTAACCCACTTCTGCTCCTCCTCGTGTCTATATCCATACCAAACAAAGTCTAATTCAGCCATGGTCATCTCCCAAAACAAATGGGGAAGCACTTTGCACTCCCCCATTGTATATCTTTCTATGTCAATCCACTCTAATTTTTTTTTACTCCATCCTTTTTAGTTGACTTTGTTGGCTTATCTTCTATACCGCTATTCATGCTTTCTGAAAGTGTTTTCATGACATCTTGGAACTTTTGACTAGTCATTCCACCCATATCATCTATCCAATCACACACTTCCATTTCTGTAAAGCTTGGTGTAATCCCTTGAGAATATACTGGATATTCGGCAGCCGATTTCATCAAGTTAACAATAGCATCAAGTGAATCTTTGCCACTTAAAGCTTCTCCTATGTCAGAAGGCCCTATCCCTTGTAATTGACAGAATCTTTTAAGACTCCAAGTACAAAAACGCATCGGTATCTTCTTTCCATCGGAAAGAGTTAATTCAAATTGTCCTCTCATATGTTTGGTTTTTTTGGTTTGTTTTTACTATGCGTTGGTAGCGATAGTTAATACTCCTGTTCCTTTGAAAGAAACTGAGTAAGTAACTGGATTCTCCATATCAGCAGTCATATCTACACTCTCAATAAATGCTGAACCTGAATAAATCACATCACCTGTAACTGGAGTTACACCACCAACTGTTGAGTTATCTACTGTAGTAAACTTAACTTGAACTGCAGTTCTAGCGATTGCTAAAGCGTTTAATTCAGCAGTAGTTACATAAGTAGCAACTGTTCCTGGAACTACTGTAGCTAAGCCATCAGTTGTTAAAGACCAAGACCTTTGCCCACCAATTTCATCAGCCCATCCTAAGCTTTGTTTTGTAGATGCGTCTGGAGCATCGATAGCCAAACTTAAAGAACATGAAGTAGCGAAACCTATTACTTCAGTTCCAATTAGAACTACTAATGAAGTTCCGTTAAATACACTTGTTGTTGCCATTTTATTTTATTTTTCTTTTATGTTAATTGATTCACGAAATGTTCCATTGTTATCACCCTTCTAAACACATATGCCTCATCCACATAGTCAAAGGTAGCAATATTACTACCAATCTTACAAGTCACTATTTTAAAGTCAGGTGCAGTACTAGGATAGTTTGGTGGTCTAACACCTACTATTTCTAATAACTCATTTGCATAAGTATCAACAGTTTTCTGCCCTACTTCTCCTGCTTTAAAAGTCCTATAAACTATGTCAAATTGGATAGTAACATTATAAGCAAAGCTTTGTTTATTACTATTGTCCACTTGTGTCTGACTACTGATAATCAAAAAAGGCGGTTCTACTGTGTCAGGTGCTATGGTATCATAGGCAGCTAATGAGTAGGAAGCCGAGATAAACTTATCGTAATAAGCTTTCCTTAATGTATATCCGCAGTCCTTCATTTTGGTACAAATTTAATGAAATATATTTATATTTCTTTTTACTTGATTTTAAATGCTCTAATCCTTTTTAATGCCTTTGGGTACTCAATATCAAAATTAGAAAATAAGTACGATCTATATGGCATATTATTATTCCTTAACCCTCTTCCTCTAAAAATAGATGCGTATGGCAAAATATTTTTATTGGCTATATTATATTTCCTTTTTGGCACATTAAAACCGCTACCAGTACCAAACTCCACATAAGGGCCATATTTGGCATTAACTATTACCTCTGCAAAACTTCCATTATAAGGCATTGAATTAATACTTCTTGATAAGAAACCTGTTCTTTCGTATGGCTTCTTTGCTCTTGTAGGCAAATATGGTAAATTAGCAGCATCGCCTCTAGCTTCTTGAGCTATATTAGCAACCATTGTATTTAATTCATTAATAGTATGCTGCTTAAACTGCTCATATCCCGTTGCAAATTTTAGCTTTAATTTCTCTATGCCTCTTACTTTTAAATCCATTACTTAAGTGTTGCACAACCTATTAAATAATATTGATTCAAGTCAGCTTCGTTGATAATAGAGTTAATCATATAAGTCCTTGACTTCCAAGTTATTACAAGAGCATTAGTAAATGTCTTGCCTGTTGTATATCTGATCCTAAATGTAGCTCCATCATTAATACTATCCTTACCTGCTATATTAGTCCTAGAATTGGTATTAGTGACCAATTCAGCCCAGCAAGTGTAGTATGGTACTAAAGTATTTACAAACCCTCCTGCACTATCAGAAACGCTTGTTTTAGTATTAAATGTAATCCTATTTTTTAATTGTCCTATCATTAGAAAATAATACTTACCCTTTTGTAAGGTTTCATTAGTTCGTAAGCCGTTGTTAAGTTAGCTGAAGGCTTAGAGCTTTCAACACTTGATTCTCTGTATTCGTACAAATCACCTACCATCTTCAATAGAGCCGTTTTCATAGACTCTGGAGTAGTAGCATATCCACAAGTATAAGTGAATCTAAAGTCACTCATAATAGGGGAAGTGAAATAAACCTTTTTGTAGGTATCTCCTATAACTCTATAATCTCCAAGCACCATTGCTACCCATGCAGCACCATCCCAATATTCTACTAATGAAATACTGTTAATAGGAGCATAAGGAAGCTCTATAAACTCATCTACATAAGCTACTACCTTTAGGGTTCTAGCAGTCATAGCAACTGAAGCGTACTGCTCTAATCTGATCCTAGCGGTTTCTATAAGGTTAGTAATCAAAGTATCATCTTCGCTATAATCTACTCTTAAATAATCCTTTGCGGTCTGTAAGGTAACGATTGTTGCCGAAGGGGCTACTGTGGTAGTTACATCTCTTAGTATCTGCATTATGCTAATTTTTACAAAAATAACTAAAATTTAGTGTACTTCCATTTAAAGCCACCTGATGATGGAATCTTACCTAAAGCAGCAGAGCTTATGTTTTTTATACCTAAACATCTTTGAGCTTCAGACACATTTCTATATTCATCTACAAACATACCATTCATAGTATATTGGTAAACCACCCTTGATTTTCCGCTATTAAGACTTTGCTTGATTTTAGTAGCTTCTGATGCTTTAGGCCTAAACTTACCTTTTTGATTTTGTGGTAGTTTAGCTATATGTTCAGCAGTAAACTTTTTGCCCTTGTTTGATTCTGATATTCTTTTATTAGTTTCTTCGCTATGTTTTTTACCCATAGCAGAATTTCTTAATTTGTCAATCCACGCTTGGTCGAATATTCTTCCTTTTCTAGCTTCAGACATTTTAGCCTTTGATTCATCACTTATAAAACCACTTTTGCCTTTGGCTTCAGTAAGTCTACAGTTAAGTCCATTCTCTCCAATAACATTATAAAAGTCTTGCCAATACCTTTCTCGTTCATTAAGATTATGCACTAAACAATTTTCAATTAGCACAATAGAATGTGCATCATAACCATACTTTTCTAATGAATTGTAAATCCTTACTTGATATGGCTTTGCACCATTCTTGTAATAATTTTTTCTTTTAGTAAAATTGGTTGTTTGGCCAATGTAAATCTTGCCACTTGGGCTCGTAATTTTATATATTCCTATCATAAAAAAGGGGAGCAGTTTCTAAACTACTCCCCTCAAAGATAGGATAATTATGTTATATTACCTAAGCAACATTGCCAAAATCCCCATAGATAAACGCACCTGCGTAATAGATAGGTAAAGCGATACGAGCTTCAACTCTTACAGTAATCATGTTCTTTGTAAAGTTATCAGCATCAAATTCAGAGAATTGAACTGAGATACCTTGATTTTGCATGATTTGAGCACCCATAGACCAGTCACCTACTACAAACTTATCTACTGCGATTGCAGTTGATTTGTAAAGAGGGATACCAGCGATAGATACACTACCATCAGTAGTAACAACTGTAGAAGCAGGTAAGCTGTAAGCAGCGTTAGTGTTCTTAGTGTTCATGATAGCAGCCCAATCAGTTGGGTTAACTAAAATACCTGTTGCAGAATAGTTAGAAGTTTCTAACTGAGCAATAGCTTGAACTAATTGCTCAACATCTACAGTAGCAGCACCAGTTGCAGCAGTAGCTACAGGAAGGATACCTTGTAAGTTAGGAGCAGTACCATTACCACTTAAGATTTGAGCATCTTCAGCAACTAAATACTTCTCTAACAAACGAGATTGTAAGAAAGAAGTCATAGCAGGTATATCATCTAACATTTGGCGAGAGATACGAACATAACCAGCGATGTACTGAGCTGCTGCATCTTTCATTGTAATATCAAAATCAACTTGAGCTTTAGAAGAACCTTGAGTTTGAGCTGCTGGAGCACCTTCTCCACCACTTTCATAAGGGAAAGTAAATAAACCTTGAGATAAACTACCGATTGGTAATAAGCTTCTCATGTGCACTTTACGAGAAGGCAAAGCATAAACTTGATTAGCATATTGACGAGTGATGTCACCTGTAAGGTTAACCGCTTCTGTCATATTACCAACTGCTTTACTATCCAAGATAAAGCTTGAACGCTTTTGTTCACCACGAGCTAATTTCGCTAAGCTATCACCATTTTGTTCGATAGCTTCTGCAAGGGTAGCATTAAACCCTTTTACTTCTGTTTGATTCATTTTAACACGATTTTGTTTTGCTTCCAATTTTTCGATTTCATCCTTAACAACTGTAATTGAAGCTTTAGTAGCTTCTAATTCAGCCTTTACGCTTTCTAATGCACTAGCATTATCAGCCTTCGCACTTTCGATTGCTCCGTTTACTTCGGATTTAATGCCTTCGAATGCACTTTTAATTTCTTCTACCATTAGTTGAAAATTTTAAATGATTGTAAATATTTGTTTACTTCTATTTCAACGGAAATCATCGGATCAGCTTCCTCAGTTGGCAATGCTTCTTCAGCGGTTGGCTCAGGAGTGATTGAAGGTTCATCTTCCATCTCAGATAGATATTGTTGTAATTGCTTGAGTTTAAGTTCTAACAACTCAAAAGTTTCATCAGTAAAGTGTCCATTTCTCAATGACTTAATGGTTTTACCCATCTCATCAACTAGAGTTGACTTAATCTGACTTTTAACTCCTACTGTTGGTGTATTTGCGTTTGCACCCCACAATACTGAACTTCCCTCAAACAATTTTATTTCATTGATTTCATTGTACCCTGATTTCTGTTGTGACTTAATAGTCTGAAATCCGATACTATGTTCTGTGATATGACCATCTTTATATAACTCATACAAGTCATTACCTAAAGTAGTATTAGGTATCTTAACACTTGCCTTTAAACCATAAGCATCTTCCATCATTTCATATGGCTTAGCAATAGGCTTGTCTGTAGAGTGGTTCATTAGATGCCAAATTCTATTTTTGGCTTGTGGGCCATTTTCTTTTAGTGTTTTAGTAAATGCTCCTGGTGTGATTATATCACCATCGGAATCTACATTACCAAAAGCAGAGTAGTACATAGTAATAACTCTACTTCCATCCTCCATATCTATTGGAGAACCTTCAATCGACTTCTTGTTATAAAAATTACTCATATTTATTTGTTTAAGCGACATACACCGTGCAGCATCGGCAGTTGCAGTTATTCGCTGCTCCGCCACTTGCATCATGTGCATATTGCATTTCAATTACACCGTAGTTAGGAGTGTTTACCATGAATGGTTGATTCACAGGTATTCTTACTCCACCATCATCAGGGTTCGTTTGCCTATCTAATGCTAGATGCCAAGTTCTTGGACTACCAACATATTCAGCGTGAACCCATTGTTTTAGCAAAGGTATATTAATTCCTTGTGTTGCCCCAATCGCACCTGTGCTTAAAGCTTGATGAGATTCTGTTCTTGCTATTAATAAAC